CTTCATCGCCTTCTATAAGCCATTCAAAGACTTCCCACAATACTCCAAGAATAAATACTCCAAAAACACACCAAAAGGCACTCCAATCTATCCATTGAAATAATTTACAGAAAAATGCTCCTGCTCCAATGTGATATGCAGTCCAGTTGTCTAATTGACCAGTTCTAACTTGCCAATCAACTAATTTACTTATAGGGCTTTTCATCTTTCCACTACCTTATTATTTACTAATTTATGCTTTACAATGTCAATACGCCCATGATTATCAGAGTCTTTTAATTTTTCACACTCTTTAACATACTCTTCTTCAATAGTCTTAAAGCTGTCTGATTTTTTAATTATCTCTTTACCTACTCGTAAAAAATACTTTTTACTGCTAGGATAGGTTAAAGAAAATAGCGTACCATCATTAAGCTTTAAATTTTTAGTTACACCTTGCTTATTATTAAGGTGAATCACCACATCATTATCATGGGCATACCTTACAATCATTCTACTACTTCGACCTCTTCTTCCAATGATGCACGGAGCAAATTAATAAATGCTTCCTTACCAACAGCTAACTGGTCAGCCATAAACTGATTCGTATTCTGTTTATTTTGCAAATCATTTATATGATTTACCATCATTTTCTGCTCATCAGTCATATCCTCAATAACATACTCTTTGTCATCAAGATTCAAGACTGGCTTCTGTTCTTTTTCTTTTTTAGCCACTTTTGACTCCTTGTTAGTTAATTATTTTTTTCTAATTCTTCTACTTTTGCACTTAATTCTTGTACTGCTTTGATGAGTGGCATAACCAATTTGCCATAAGCCAATGTTTGTTTAGTATTAATTCCTTCTGACCATCCGCTAAACTCAACACCCATATCATCCATTACTTGCTTTACTTCTTGAGCAATTAAACCATCCCAAGTTTTTCCACTTTTCTTCTTAACTGGGTTTTTAACTCCAAACTCTTTTGGATATTCAGCACTTGGCTTAGTTTCATAAGTGACTGGTCTTAATTTGTTGATAAACTCTAATCCAAGATTTGAATCTTTAATATTTGTTTTAGTTCTTACATCAGAAGTAACTGTTATATCTCCACCATCTAAGTCATAGGTCATAGAGTTAGTATCATTACCAATCTCTACAACATTATCACTTGCTGTATTTAGAGATAAGTTATATCCTATAATAACACATCCAGCCCTACTATTAGCATCTGTATCAGCTCCATACCCGACAATTGTATTTTCATATCCTGTTGTCAATGTATCACCAGCCTGATA